GTTGAGTAGCCTGTTTGTAACCTGAAATATAGGCTAAAACTTCTTGGTCATAGTTGTCAGCTAAACGATATGCTGCTCTGTCAGTAGCAAGCTGCATGAAGTTTACGTGACTGTGAGCTTCTTCTATATCGTCCATCTTGAACGCATAGTAGTTAGCTTTGTCGACAACAAGAGAAAAGTCCTCGTCATCTAAGTCTTGGGCAGTAATCTGAGTTCCTCTAGCGTAGGTACTCACTGAAACTTCTGGTTCTTTGATGATTTTAACTGTATCACCTTGTCCTGAAATCTCACCCATGTAGTCTGAGTTCGTAATATCTCCAACAACAGTTGACTTGCGGAATGCAAGCTGTACCTGTTTGGAATAGATTACTGGTGAAAAATTACCGTTTGGTAAATTACCATAACCTGTTGCGGTTGCGAAAGCCATAATAAATCCTCCTATATGATATGAATGGCAAAAATAGCAAACATATGTTTAAATAGAGGCTGTAGTATTTTAAGGTGCATATTGTAATATAATTGTACGATTACATTACATATGGGCTTATTTATACAGGTAGTCTTACTTATTACTTTGTTTGTATATATAGTTATATCTGTTTTTAATTAAAAGTCAACACTTTATTATCGTGCTGCACCAGATATATCGTACACGAATTTCCCACTACGAATTGCTTCCATTATACTGTCAGCATTTTTTTCGTATTCTTGTGGTGACATTCGATTTACTTGTGACTCTTTAAGGTAGGATGTTTTTTCATCGGCTTGCGGAGTCTGTCGTGAACGATTGGGACGTATTGCCGAAGCAGCTTCCCTGTCGTTATTAGTTTTGCTTGATACTTTAGTTATATTATTATCGACTTTATATAAATCAATAACTCTAGCTGCAGACCTAGCATCATCAGGATTTTCATATAAGGCATCTTGAACCCATTTAGGTTGCTCTTCAGCCCAATCGTGAAACTCATCTGAATCTCTTATCTTGTCAAAATCAGGATGCAAAGCCATTAACTCTGCTTCAGCTTTTTCTTTCTTAGCTGATTCCCTTAGTGTCTCTATTTCAGTTAGACGTTTATCTATTTCAGCAGAAGACTCTCTAGCTTTTTTAGATGCTATAGTTTCTACTATACCTGCTACATCAGGATATTGTTTAGCCCACTCATCTATTTCTTCTTCTGTTTTAGGTAAAATTAACTCGTTGTTAGTAGCTTTAGTTAATTGAGTCTCTAGTTTTTCTATTCTAGAAGTCCAATCTTTTTCTTTTGAAGCAAGATGTTTTCGTAAATCACCATATCGCTTTTTAAAAGATTGTTCCTCTTTTCCGACAACCTCGTTTGATACTCCATCTTCTTCTGTTGTTTTGTTAGATGTAGATACTTTGATGTCTTTCGAGTCTTCCTGAACCCCTTCTCCTTCCCTCTTTGCAAGAAGTTCCTGAAGTTCCTGTTCGTCTTTCTCAATTCTACTTTTATTACTTGTCCTTACTCGTTTAGCAACTACTGATTCTACTTGTTTTACGTCTTCTAATTCTGGCATTTTAATTCCTTTTGTTGGGGTCAACTCTGTTGAGTAGCCAATCTGGAGGCATGTGTTATTTTATTGTTTTATTTTTGTCCTAGGCTTTTTCGTTTAACTCTAAGTTTGCGTGTACGTTTGGTTACTAATGCACCTTTATTTAAATTTCCTATGCCGTACTTATCTACATTAGATGCTTCTTCTTCATTTCTTTCTGCTACAGTTGTTGTAACAGGCTTACCATCTATATCGGTTGTTGATGGGTCATTTTTTATAACAATTTTACTGTCTCTATCTTCTCTATCTTTTTGTGATTTTTTAAATGCATCCAATTCATTTTTAGTAATTTGATTAGTGTCACGTAAGTTTTGTAGTTTTTGTTCATAGTCTTTAATTTTTAAAAATTCATCTCTGTCAAACGTAGATGGTGTATCTGCTTTAGATGAACCAGAACCCCCTGTTAAAAGAGCTAATGGATTTTTAAGTATGTCTAACATATCAGGTGAATCAGCAGGATTATCTAATACTTCATTAATTTTATTTCTTTCTGTTTCTGTTATTACATACTCAGGGTCAAACATTTTTTTACCTTCAATTAAAGCTAGTGATGCTCTTTGAGCAAAACTCAATGCTTTGTAGTCATCTGCTCTGTCGCTTATTCCTAATCTTTCAATAGCTTTAGTTTGTGCAGCTTCTACTTCTTTTCTAGTTTTGTCTGCTCTATCAAATGCATCTTGACCACTCTTATTATCTTTTTTAGGTTTTGGTGTTGGTATAGCTTCAGGAGTTGCATCAGGTGCAGCTACATTAGGGTCTGCTTGAGAGTGACCAAATTGAACCATTAACTGTTGACCTTCAGGAGAAGATGCTTTTACGTAACCTGCAGGTGCTCCATACAAAGGTAAACCATCTGGTCCAACAAGTACATCTATAAGTGCTCCATTAGAACTAATAAACTTTGCAGTCTTAGGTGCTGCATTACTTCCTAAGTTAACGGCTTGCATAAAAGCTTGATTGCTAGGGGCTTGAATAGGTGCAGTGTATCCTGTGTTTCCTGCTGATGTCGTTACAGATGCAGAAGCTTGTGCTGCCTCTTGTGCTGCTTGTTGCTCTGGAGTCATATTACCGCCACCTACAGTTAAACCTGTGTTAGCTTGGATAACACCACCTTTGTTTCGCCCTTCTACAATGCCTAGTTCTTTTATTTTATCGTCATAAAACATCTTTGCCATATGCATTGCTTCTTCATAGCTGTAAGAAGGTTGGTCTTTCATTATAGCTCTAACTAATTTTATTATAGGGTCATTGTCTACTGTAATACCACCTGCAGCTTTCATAGGTTCTTTACTGTCTATAGGTTCACCGCCTATGCGTCCTTCAGCTTCCATCTTAGCTAATGCTATCTTAGCGTTCATACGCAAGTCTTCAAAGAACTTCATGCCGTAAAATCTTAAAACGTCTGCAGGTACTACATACTCACCTTCACTTAACATAGCAGGTACATCATCTCGTACTTCTTCCGCTAATGAACCAGTAGGAACTTCATTACCACTAACAGGGTCTTTGTCCATACCATCGTCCATAAATACCATCTGCATCTGTTTATCCATTTTTACATCTCCACCTTTTGCTTGTCCTTTGCCTAGCATTTTATAAACACCAATACGTAAGCCTATAGTTAATTTATTATCAGATGGATTTTTTTCTACTGCACCACCGTCAATGTATATTAATTCATCTTTTGCACTGTCATAGTATGCTAGTGTTTCAGGGTCTGCTTTACTGTAACCCATTCTAAATACACTACCACCACCCTTAGAAAAATTACGTGTTTGAGATTCTTTTGGCATATTTTGTGCATCATCAGATATACCACCAGTAGGATTTTTATCTGTAAGTCTATCCATAGCTGCTTTTTCTAACATAGGCAGTACTTCTTGACCTTTATTTAGTATTTTATTAATAAGAGATTTACTTGCACTATCTTTAAATCTTTGGTAGTAGGAATCAACAAAATTAAAATCTCCGTCTTTCATGGCTCTATTACCATCATTTATTTCAGATATAACTTCTGCATATAAATTTCCGCTTCCTTTTCTTTGAAATTCTTTACTAGCTCCTGTTTTTGGATTTGCCTTTTTTAAAAATTCCCATGTATCCTTGCCGTATAATTTAATAAAAGAAGGAGCATCATCTTTGTAATAATCATATAAAATATTTAAACCTCTGTGAATAGCTTCATGTTCTATAGCAGGATTAGTAGAAGTAGAACGAAGCATTTTTGAAGGAAGGTTTTTGTCTTTGTTTACTCTAGCATCTTGAATATCCATTACATCACTTCTAGAACTGTACGTACCACCTATTTTAGTAGGCGTATTTTTAAAAACAATATTATAATTTTTAGCATTATGACCTAGCCTACCTATAGGACTTATAAATTCAGGTAAAATATCCATATCAAATTCAGTATCGCCTAAACTTAAACTGTCTTTAGCTGATTCTTCTTGACGCAACTTTAATGCATAGCTATCTCCACTAGATGTAGAGTTTAATTTACCCTTTACATTATTGTATTTGTCTAAACGGTTTTTTGTATTTAATACAGCGTCCCAATCTACGTTTCCGTTATACGTATTTTCTTTTATTTCTCTTTGTAATACATTTTTATCATTTAAAATGTCAGGTCTTTTTAAAGGTTTAGTTTGAGCCATTTACTTTTTCCTTTAAGTGTAACAAACGCCTTAACGCTAAAACATTACCCTGTAATCTGTATATAGCAGGTATGTCAGAAGCTTGCTCTAATGATTTTTGATATTGATTTATTTCAGCTTTAAGTTCATCTGTAAAACATTCATATACTTCTTTGTCATTTACAAATGTAGATAGTCGTTTAATATTATGCTGCATTGTTACCTGTAAATCCTTTTTCATCAGGAGCAGGTGCTATGCCTGTACCTATTGTTCCACCACCTGCACCCGACGTATCTGCAGGAGATGCACCTGCAACTTCAGGTTGAGGTTGCCCTTGCCCACCTTCTTCAGGTACTTGTGGCATAGGTACTGGAGCAGGTTGTTGAAACTTTTTAAGTATCTCAGCTTGTACTGCAGCATCCTGTAAACTATTAGTTATTTTTTCAGGGTCTAAGTCCATAGCTTTAGCTATTTCTCTTATGATATAATCCATCTTAGCAAATGGAGCTAACACTGGGTTACTCGCTACTTGCAAGAACTGCATTAATCTTTGGCTTCTAACTTCTGTAGCCATTAAACTATTTGTACCCTGTGCTTTAATTTCTAAATCACCTTTTATAGTCTCATCAAAATCAAACTGCATATTAAAACTGTAGAAAGCCTTACCTAAAGGTCCAATTAAATAGTCATCTACATTCTTAACGACACTTCTTATTGAACCATTAGCTGCATTCATTAACATAGATATGCCACTAGCAGTTCGCCCTACGCCTTGCACTCCTGTTTGTCCATGAGCAAATGAAGGAAACCCAGAACTCTCATCAGCTAACACTCTAGCTTTGTCAAAGAGTTGCATATTTTCTCCTGCTACATTTGGAAATTTAGTACCAAACAGTGCTTGCCCAGGTGCTCCCCCCTGTCTTCTGAATACCTTCCCTGGATATACACTCATGTCCTGTCCAGGTACTAGGTTAGTTTCATCGACTTCAATTATAAGATTGCCTGAGAGTGCAGCATTATCTATAGCCATTCTCATAAAGCCATTCATTAATGTTTGAGTGTCATCCATGTTTTCAGCTATACCGACACCAAAAAATGAATACGGATTAAGTTCATACGGTACAGCATAGTAAGGTATACGAACAGGCTTAAATGGGTTTAAAACTAATCGTATCACACTATTGTTGCATATCCAAGCATTAACATTAACTTGTTGTAAATCCTTTAAAGACTTAGGTATCTTTATGCCGTTTTCTTCTAGTATGTCTACGTCTACATAACCCCAAAACTCTAAAATTTCATATCTTTCAGAACGATAATTACTACTATTATCTTCCATCCCATCTTCCCAATACTTTCTAGAGTATGTCTCGCCCATCTCTAAGGAAGCTTCTATTGCGTCGTTGTCAAAGAATGGTCTATTTTTTAATGCTCGTACTTGTGACCTAGACATTTTATGTCGTTCTATTACATATTCTGCTTCATCCATATTAGAAGCGTCAGGGTCAGGATAAAAATTCCAAATAGATACGTGGCTAGTGGATGGAACAGTTTTAATTATAGGGTCGTATTCACCTTCATCTGTCCAACTAGGATACTCTTTGTCTATGGCAAATGGACCTTTCATTATACCAGTACCAAATAAAGCCATCTCAAAAGCTAAAGAGCGTAACTGTTTGTTAGCTCCTGACTCTTCTAGTTGGTCATGTATCTTCTTTTCCATCTTCTTAGCTGCTACCATAGCAGGATGAAAAGAAACACTACTTTGTGTATTTCCTGAACCTTCTATAACTTTATCAGAAACAGAAGACAATTTATCTTTTAGTGGTCCTAACCGACTTTCTAAATCATCTGTTGTCTCACCTGCTTTTAACTTAGTATCTGGACCAAACAGATAAGATGTGTTAGTAGATTCTTCAAAAGAAGTTTTTAATTCATCCATGCCTTTTTCAGCATTGGGGTCTATATTAATATGCACAGAGTCAGCAACGCCATCAGGAAGTGTAGTAGGGTCTATAGTCAATGGAAATTTTGTTGTACCAAACAGTACATCTGTAATCTGACCAAAGGCTGCAAGAGTTTTAGTTTTAGTTACTTTTACAAATACCCTAGACTTTTCTGTCTCTGTAAATTGTACATCACTTCCATATAAACCTCTGTAATTTTTATATGCTTTGAGCCATCGTTCTTCATCACTTAGTCGTGCATCTTCTGCTCGTTTGAACTTACCTGTAACAAAGTTTATGATTTTATTATCTGATTCAATTAAATCTTCTGACTCTGTAGATACTACATCATCTGAGTCAAACATTACTTCATCTTCTATTGCCATTTTTAATATCCAAAATTAGGGTCTGCAGCTTGAAATCCTGTACGTGTATTTAAAGGATTAAAGTCAAACAGACTGCTTCTAGGTCTAGTCATAATTCCGTAGCGTAGTGCATCATATAAGTGGTCTTCTGCGTGAGTGTTAATATCTTCTGGGTTTCTTTTATCTAACGGTAACGCAGGAAGTTGAGAAATAATATTTGTGCAGTTATTGAAGAAGACCAAGCGAGGCTCTTCAGTAAACTCATCGACTTGCAATCTTCTGTGTAATTCGTTTTTTCCTGCAACTCTAGACCCTTTGCTTCTATCGGATGGTCTCCATCGACATCCTTTATGTATCATCTGCTCCGCAAGAGAAGGACCAGTATCCCCACGTTTATGCCAAAGACTACTATCCAATACCCCATACCTAATTGTTCCATCTTCTGCCTCCGCTTCTAATATCATGTCAGCTAAATCTGTAGCTAAAACTTTTTTAACGTATAACTCTCTATAAACTATTAACTGTTCATCTGGGGTTACAGCAAACCACACAACGCCACTGTAGCTTCCGTACCCATAGTCACAAGCCCTAAATTTCGTCCAACCTGTGGGAATATCAAATGGTTCAACAACATGTATACTTCTGTCAAACTCCGAAAACGCAGCACCTTCATTAACATCCCAATCTCCTTCTAGCAACTGTCTTCTCTGATGCTCTGGTAAGGACAATAGCATTGTCTCGTATTCTCCAGAATCAGATAAGTAAGGATTGTCGAGCAGTCTTGCAGGAATAAATCTACGTTTAAATAAAGCTTGCCCTTCCTTACTGTGACCTCTAGGATACACTAATTCATTGCCTGTGTCAATGTCTGTTGCATTAAAAGATGTATTATATGGAGCAGGGTCTATAAACATTTTTTTAACCCACTGATGACCTGCACCCCCAGGGTTAGTAGTAGCCCTCATATATATAGGTAAGTCTGGAGCAGGTGTACGCAAACGACTGCGTAAGTAATTCCAAGCAAAAGGCGTTGCCCACTGTGTAAGTTCATCGAAACCAATCCAACTAAATGCTAAACCTTGATACCGTAATA